TTTTAATCTTTCAATCATTATTTCTTATGAAAGATGTCAAGAGTTGGTTTAAGCCCGTATATTGCCCCGAATATACCTACTACTAGCCATTTATAAAACTCAGGAAACTTATTAAAATAATCGAAGAATAAATCTAATTTTTGTTGTATTAAAGGGTCTCCAGAAAATAAAGACCAAGCCAATAAAACTATAGGTAGGCACACAATAATCAAGACTAACTCGTCTTTCCAACCTTTTTGTTGGTCTTCATATACATCTCGTTTATATTCTATTTCTCCACGAGCCATACGTTCAAAATATCTTCGTTCTGCTTCTGATTCTAATAATTCAGATTGTTTATGGTTTTTATAAATCTCAGCACCAGTTTTAATAACTGTTGGTATTACACTCCACCACATATATATTTATCCTATTATTAACGTTTGTATTGAACTCTAAATTTTCCTCTATTTAATTTTCTAGAAGTTACTCTTAGATTATCGGGAGAATTATTTTGTGGGTTGCTATCTTTGTGGTCTACATCTTTACCATCTCCTTTAGCAACAACTCCACGTGCCATTAAATTTCGTCTAGCTCTATTTCTAGATGCTCTATCTAGTTTAGCCTCTGATGACGACTGATATTTTTGATACTCTAATCTGTAATTTCTACGAGCCATTTTTTCCTAAAAAGTATTGCCATATTGTGAATATAGTTCCTAACATAGCTGCAATTCCTATTAAAACTTTTAAACCACCTTTAGACATAGCAATTTGTTGTTTTAATTCAACTATATCATCACCGTGTTTAGTTATGTCGGTATGTATATGTGCTATTTTAGTGTTCATATCCTTTAAGATATGGACTAAAAGATTATTATTAAATTGATCTTTTCTATTTGTTAAACGTCTTTTTTTAGTTTTCATATTAATTTTAATAGTCGGCTGTGTCTAAACAAGTAACAACCGACTACTTAATATTTAACTAGTCTTCGTCGTCGTCTCCGAAATCCACATCATCATCTTCAAAATCTGTGTCTTCGAAATCGTCTTGTTGATCGTCTACTTTGTCTTTTAACTCTGCCAATTTATCTTCAATTTCTTCAATCAAATCTATAACTGACACTTCTTTTTTCTTTTTTGCCATAGTAGTCGCCTTTTAGTTATTGTTTGTTTATTTACTTTTTGTTATTTTGAAAAAACACTTCTACTGACTTTGACCAGTCTTTAAAAGCGTCCGCCCAAAATTTCTGAATTTGTCCAACATAACTTTCAGTCGCTTTTTTAGCGTCTTCGTATGAAGGTATTTCAAATTTAGGTGTGAACATAGTTGTTTCCTTTTTTGGTTGTTTATTTAAAAATTGTATTTCTTCAAATGTATATGGTATCATATTTATTTTTTAGGAAATCCAGCTTTCATATTTGCATATGCTTTAGCTGATATTGTTGATTTAGACTTAGGTCTAGATATTCCTAGTTTTTTTCTACGGTTAATATTAGCGTAAAGTCCTTGTCTTCCTTTCATATGTTTTATACCTTTATTAAATTAAGATTTTTTATGTCTATTAGCAAAATTTCTAGCAGCTTCTTTAGACGCAAAACCCCAAGCACGAAGTGCTAATTTTAAACGAGTAGGTCTTCCTTTTTCATCTTGTAAAGAACCTTTCATTCCAGCAAAACGAGCTGCAAAAGAAACTCTACGAGGGTTAACCCCAGACTTAACTGGTGCTTTTAAATTAGAGCCTTCTTTTCTATTAAAGTATGCTCGACCTTTAGCATTTAAACCACCGCTAGGGTTTTGATATACTTTTTTTACCATATTTTACTTGTGTTTTTGTTATTTAAAAGACTTATGGTCTTTTTGAGATTAGATTTCTTCTACTAAATCCCAAGATAAAGTTTGTTCGTTCCAAGAATACATATTGTCATCTTCTGGTTTAGCAACTGGTGCTTCCCAACGACAAGTATCTTCATTTAATATCCAAGAGTTAAAAGGTTTAGGTGCTATGAAAGCATCTCTTTGCTCATCATATTGAAATCCTATACCAGCATAATTTTTTCTAAAGTTACCATTATAAGAAGTTTGAACTAAAGCTAAATGAGGATTTTTATAAAAGTCTTTTAAAAAATCTATTCCAGCTTGTTCTGAAGTTGCAATATCATTATGTACTACAACGACTTGCTCTACTATATTTCCTGTTTTTAAAATTGCAAAATGTGCCATAAGTTTATGATGTGTATGTTCCGTTTCCTGTAAATTTAATAAAATGATAACCACCTGAAGAACTAATAGTTGGACTTCCTGTGTAAGTATTTGAGAATTTGCTAGTTGGAACTCTTAATATAACAACACCTGAACCGCCTGAATTCCAGCTCCCACCTCCACCTCCGCCTGTGTTAGCACCTCCACTTGTTGCACTTATACTAGGTGTCCAACCTCTACCACCACCACCTAATCCTGCTACAGATTGTGTGCTGTAGCTATTGTGGTTTCCACCACCGCCACCTCCAGCATAATAATTTCCGTCAAGCCATTGGTGACCATCTCCACCTTTACCGCCTGAACCTCCTCCGCCATCATTTCCTACTGAACCTGCTTGTGTTTTTCCTCCACCGCCACCTCCGTTTAGAGATGCGGCATTACCACCTGAATTTCCTTGACCTGCTGTACCTGAAAAACCTGAACCTGAATGTTGTCCACCACCACCACCAGAACCGCCAGAACTTCCTCCAGCTCCGTTATACCAACCTCCATAACCACCACCAGAACAAGTAACTGATAAACTGTTTCCAGTTAAAGATGAGTTTCCTCCATTTGCTTGGCTACCACCACCACCTATTGAAGCAGAATAAACTCCTGAAGCACCAGATAATGAACCATAAATCATTCCTCCAGCTCCACCGCCCCCAGAACCAGCTCCAACATACCCCCAACCACCAGAACCACCACCTGCTACTACCGCATAATCTAAAACTAAAGGCGAATTTACTGTTATTGAATAATTTCTTGTAGCACTTTCAACACCATCTGTTGCTGTTACTGTAAATGAATAAGTAGTATCGGAAACTTCTGCATTGGCAGTACCAGAAAAAGTTCCATTAGAATTTAAAGTAATTCCTGTAGGTAATGTTCCTGAAGTTACTGAAACAGTTGGAGTGCTTTCCTCATCTGTAAATACAATAGAAGTTAAATTTGTAGATGACCTATTACCATCTTGTAATGTTCCTAATGAACCAGAAGCAGTTGCAAATACAGGAGTATCGTTTATTGCTAAACTATCTACTAATATAGCAACTAAATTAGATACACTTGTAACTTTAACATCATAAGGTTCATTAGAAGCACTTAAATTATTAGGTGCTGTAATAGTTATTTGAGTAGTGCTATTTCTTGTTGTTGAAGCTGGTGTATAAACTGTTCCATCATTACCAATTATTTTAACATCAACACCAGAACCAAAATTAACTCCTGTAATAACAATGCTTGGACTAGATGATATTAAACTTTGTCTTAATGAAGCTGGACTTATTGAAGTTATAATTGGAGCAATATCTAAAGCTATAAAACCATCTCCTGTATAATACTCAGCTAATCCTGTAGTCGTATTAAATCTAATCTGACCAGCAGTAGAACCACGTTGAGCTGTAGTTCCTGATGCGACTTTAGTTCCTGCTGTTCCGCTATCTGAAATGTTTTCAAATGAAACATCAAGATTTGCTCCTGCTATTTTTCCATTAGCTGTACTTAATAGCTTAGATATATCTCGTGCTTTAGTCATTTACGACTTCCTATTAGTTAAGTTGTTGTTGTGTTTTTATTTATGCTTTTGGATATTTTGCTTTAACAGCATTGATAGCTTGTTCCCAAGTATCAGTACCATTAACCTTATCCCAATATTGCAAATCTAATTGTTCTTGGATTGAAGGATATGCTTTAGCTCTATCTCTTTGATATTGCTTTGCATTATATTCTGCAATTAGTTCTTGTTGTTTAGCAAGAATTTCATTTGCAGGAATAGGTGTTGTTCCATTTAACCAAGTTATTTGGTTAATATCATCGCCATTAATTAAAACTTCTGCTTTAGAATTAATTTTTAAAATTGCTTCAGTTATATTCATAATTATTGTTTTATCTCCATAAGTGTTATTGATGATGTTGGGAATTGAACATAAACAGTATCAGGAATTGTGGCTGGTCTATTAATATACCCAGCATTACCAGCATAAGGTGCTGCTAATTGTATTTGATATGTTAATGCACTAGTAGATGATGGACTATCTAAAAATGATTTTGAATGTTGTTTAAGTACATTAGCAACACCACCAGTACTTGTTAAAGCACCACTTAAAAAAGTATTTATTTGATTACCAGTACCAGTTGTTCCAATACTAATTGATGTACCATTTCTTTTTAACAATACATAAGGATAAGAGTCTTCCGCACCACCAAAGCAAACAGAAACGAATACTAATATTTTATTAGCACTTGCTGATGGAGTAATAGTAGCAGAAAATCCTGATACATCTGCTGGAGTTGCACTTGTAGATGATGCAGTTCCTGTATAATTTGTGCTGACTACCTGAATAACTTCTCCAGCATTAGCACCAATAGATATTGTTCCATACTCTAATGCAGTAGCACCACTATTTACTCTTAATACTTGTGATGCAGTACCAAGAGTTGTTAATCCTGTTCCACCATTTGCTGTAGGTAAAGTTCCTGTTACTTTTGTTGTTAAATTTACCGCACTATTCGGTAACGTGACTGTACCACTAGATAAATCCAAAGTTTGACCAGATGGTAAAGTTACTGTTGAACCTGTCGCACCTGCGATTTGGTCAACTTGTATTTTACTAGGCATTTATTTTTTTCCTATTGTTTGTTGTTATTAAATAATTCTAAAATCGCCAGAACCAGCTATTGTTAGAATTGCACTCCCAGTTACACTAATCGTTCCAAACAAAACTGAATTTTTAGTTGTTGTTGTATTGATTGTTGTGTTGCTAGAAATCTCGTTGTAGTTAGAAAATACATTTCCAACTGTTGTAATTTCACTTGCTTGTATTGTATTAAATTCTAATCCTGTTGCTCCACTATTTACGACAAGAGCTTGTCCAGCAGTACCTAAAGAATTTGGTACGTCATTGGCATCGGTAATACTAAAGTTAGATAATTGGAAAGTTCCATAAGCTATAACTTCTAAAATATCAGAAGCAGAAGCTCCTACTGTTAAAACTATTGAAGTACCAGAAGATGCTGTAAAGTCTGAACCATTAACTAATTTAATTCCATTTAAATAAACATCTAAAAATCCTGCATCGTAAGCAAGTGTGTTTGTGTTATCGTCTGCTCCTGTAAATGTAGTTTGTGAAGCTGTTGCAGTATATTTATATCTATCTGCTGTACCATTAACTGAAGAACCTGCATTTATAAATCCACCACTAGAGTACACCTTCATTGTGTTTGAAGTAGTGTCAAAATATAAATCTCCTAAATCTAAACTTGTAGTAGGAGCTGTTGCACTTACTCTGTACCTTGCGGCAAAATCATTTACTGAACCAATATTAGTTCCAACTGCATTTACGTTAGCTATAGAACCTGCAACAGAATTTATATTTGCAGAGTTTGAAGCAACTGAATTTATATTAGTAGAGTTACCTGCTACTGAATTTATATTTGTGCTGTTAGAAGCAACTGAATTTACATTAGCTATATTTGAAGCAACAGAACTTACATCAGCATTGTTTGTTGCAACTGTCGTAACATTACCTGAAATACCAGCAACTGTTGTGACGTTACCTGATATACCTGCAACTGTACTTATATTAGTATTATTACCTGCTACTGTATTAACATTAGCAATATTATTTCCTACAGTATTTACATTAGCAATATCTGTAGCAACTGTATTAATTTCACTTACAGGTTCTTGTAAATCGTTTGCAACTTCAATTACTTTTGCAATATCTGTAGCAACTGAATTAACTGAAGCAATATTACTTCCAACACTATTAACATTAGCTATTGAACCAGCGACTGTAGTTACGTTGGCATTATTACCTGCAACAGTCGTAACATTACTTGAGATACCAGCTACTGAATTTATATTTGTAGCATTAGAATTAACTGCATTAATATTTGAACTATTAGAATTTACTGAATTTATATTTGCAATATTAGTTGCTACTGTATTTACATTTGCAATATTAGTTCCAACTGTATCAACATTAGCTATAGCATTTGCTACAACTTCAATTTCAGAAGTGGCTTCGTTTAAATCATTTGCGGCAGTAATTACTTTTGCAATATCGGTAGCAACTGTTGAAATGTTACCTGCGTTTGTAGCAACTGTTGTAATGTCTGCACTAATTCCTGCTAGTGTAGTTATATTTGCGTTAGCACCTGCTACTGTTGTTATGTTAGCATTGTTTGTAGCTACAGTATTTACGTTGGCGACATTCGTTGCGACTGTATTAACATTAGCAATAGAACCACCTACTAAATTTACATTAGCTACGTTAGTAGCAACTGTTCCTATATTGGTATTAGCACCTGCAACTGTTGTAATATTTGCATTTGCTCCTGCTACAGTATTTACGTTAGCAATAGCTCCACCAACTGTATTAACATTGGCTATATCTGTTGCGACAGTTCCTATATTAGCAACTGCACCTGCAACTGTAGAAATATTATTTGTAGGTGTAATTTGACCAGCTACAGCAGTAATGTTCGCATTAGCTCCTGCGACAGTCGTTATATTAGCATTAGCACCTGCTACAGTAGTGATGTTAGCATTATTACCTGCAACAGTATTTACGTTGGCTATGTTTGTTCCAACTGTATCTACGTTAGCTATACTTACTGCTACTGTATTAATTTCTGATACTGGTTCTAATAAATCTGAACCTACAGCATTTACATTTGTTAAAGCAGAATTGACTGCATTAACACTTGCTATGTTTGAATTTAAGTTTGTTAATGTTGCTTTATCTGCTGTGCTTAACCAAGTGTTTTCTAAATATGTTTTATTTACTGCATCGTTGGCATTAACAGGGTTAGCTAAATTTTTAATTACTTTTGAATTTGCGTTGTACTTATCGTCTGTGTCTAAAGCTAAATTATTTACTTGGTCATCTGTAATCTCTTGTGCAACATAAAAGTTTTGATTTGCTGACCTATCTAAATCCGCTTCTGTTAAAACTGAACCATCACTAAAATCAACTAATCTTGCATCAATAGGAGTTTGTCTTTCAATTCTAATTGTAACTCCATTAGCTGGTGCAGTAGTAAAAGTTAAAGTTGAAGTGCTGACTGTAAATGCACTT